GATGCAGTCGGTAATGTATTAGAAATCATCACACAAGAATCAATACACCCAAACGCACTATCACCAGAGTTCTTAGAACAGATCAAAAAGAAAGAGAATTATGATGAGAAGACAATGGATAGTGACCTTGATATATACACATACGTCAAGAGAGTAAACGATGACTTCATGTGGTATCAAGAATGTAAAGGAGAAAAGATACCAGGCACTGATGGTAGATCAAAGGTAGATGTATCTCCTTGGATAACTCTTAGGTTTGTTCGGATAGATGGTGAAGATTATGGTAGAGGATATGTAGAAGAATACAGAGGAGATTTAATTAGTTTAGAAGCTTTGATGCAAGCGATAATAGAAGGTGCAGCAGCTTCAGCTAAGACTCTTTTCCTTGTAAATCCTAATGGTGTAACCAGAGCAGCAACACTAGCCAAAGCTCCTAACGGTGCGATACGAGAAGGTAGTGCAGCAGATATTTCTGTGATGCAGGTTGGTAAGGCTGCTGATTTCAGTGTTTCTCAGGCTGTTATACAGACTATTACACAAAGACTTGAATATGCTTTTCTTATGGCACGTTCTGTTCAAAGAGATGCTGAAAGAGTAACAGCAGCAGAAGTTACCATGATGGCTAACGAATTAGAGAACAGTCTTGGTGGTATTTACAGCATCCTTACTCAAGAGTTTCAACTACCATATCTAAAACGTAGGATGCACATGCTTGTACGTTCTGGTAAGGCTCCAAAACTACCAGAAAAAATAGTTAAACCTAAAATCGTTACAGGTGTACAAGGTCTTGGTCGTGGTAATGATCGCAATAAGCTTGTTGAATTTATTGGTACAGTTTCACAAGCTTTAGGCCCAGATATTATGAGGCAGTTTGTAAACGTGGACGAAGCAATAAAACGTCTAGCAAATTCAATCGGTATAGATACTGCTAACCTAGTGAAGACACAAGAAGAGATACAGGCTGAGATGGAAGCTATGCAACAGCAGCAGCTTATACAACATCTTGGACCTGCTGCTCTTGGATCTCCATTACTTGATCCACAGAAAAATGCAAACGCACAACAACTAGCGGAGGAAACCAATGCCGAACAAGAAACCTGAAGAAACAAAAACACCTCAAACAGAACCAGCAAAGGCTGTTGTTAGTAAGTTAGGTATCAATGATGAGCCTACCCCTACAGAGCCAACAGTGGTCGAAACTAAAAATGGTCGTACAATAACTTATAACTAAACAAATATTATGACTTCATCCCAGGTAAATGTGACAGAGACACCACCAATGTCTGCTGAAGACTTACAAACTTTAGCTAAAAATGAAACTGATGATAATGGTCTTATCTTAGGTAAGTTTAAATCAGTAGAAGATTTAGCTGCAAGTTATAAAGAACTTGAAGGTAAGCTAGGACAGGTAACAGAAGAAGATCAACCGCAAACAGAGGAAGAAACAGAAACCACAGAAACAGAATTTAATGCAGAAGAGTTTTATGGTGATGGTCTTGCTTCTGTATTAGAAGAAGTTGGCATTGATCCACAAGAAATCTCTAATAGATTTGAAGAGACAGGTGAAATCAATGATGATGATTATGCAAAGCTAGGAGAAGCAGGTTTCTCTAAGCAAGTAATCGACACCTATCTTGATGGACTTAGAGGAGGTGGTGCAACTAGCGAAGACATAGCCTCTGCACAAATACAAGGAATAAAAGATTCTGTCGGTGGAGATGAAAATTACAGTAAGATGGTGGCATGGGCTATAGACAATCTTCCTGCTGATGAAGTTAAGGAGTTTAATTCTTTAACTGAAACAGCAAATGCAACTGCAATTAAGTTTGCAGTGCAAGGTCTTTATTCTCAATACAACAATGCTATGGGTGTCGAACCAAATTTAGTATCAGGTCGTGCTTCTCAAAGTGGAACTAGACCATTTCAATCAGCAGCAGAAGTTGAAGCTGCTGTAAGCGATCCACGTTATGGTAAAGATGTGGCTTACACCCAAAGTGTGTATGCTCGATATGAAGGCTCTAATGTCTTTAACCAAGGTTAACTATGGGTAAATTATGTGCTAGAGGTAAAGCAGCAGCAAAGCGGAAGTTTGATGTATATCCTTCTGCTTATGCTAATGCTTATGCTGTTCGAGTATGTAAAGGAGACATAAAAGGACCAGGTGGTGTTCGTAAAACTGCTAGTAATTACAGTCGTAGCAAACCAAACAGAAGAAAACTAAGGATTGCTTAATCATGCCTTTAACAAAAAAACAAAAACAACTAGACAAAACTGGTGATGGCAAAATCACTAGAGAAGATCTTATGATTCTTCGCAAGTCAAAGAAAAAGAAAAATGGCAAAGCTTAATCTTAGCCAGATGAAAAAGCTGAAAGCACATTCAGTTCATCACACACCT